TGCTTAGCCATAAGCAGAGTGTCGATCACTTTGTACGGGCGGGGTGGTGGCATACCTGCCTGAATAAAGCGGGCGTTAATCTTCTTAACATCGAAGCGCACACCATTCTGCGCGATGATAATGTCCGAGGTATCAAGCACTTCCCAGATAACATCCAGTAAGTCCCGATCATCCCGTACACCTCTCTTTGCGCTAGTTTCCTCATAGTGTACACGCTTAAATCCAAGAGTTTTCCATGCCACTGACAGGATAGACCAGTCTTGCCGAATCTGGTTAAGCCCGACGTTAACTTTCCATAGCCCCCATGCTGCCGCTTCAATGGGCGCGGTTTCGATATCGAGGGTGTTGATGATTGGGCCTTGCTTGGTCATTGGAATCTTTCTAAGTAGCGCACTGCGAGTGCGGGGTTGTCGTTAAGTAAGCCGAGTGCTTGGTTGCACTTGTTGCAGAGGATACCTCTAACATTGCCTGTAGTATGGCAGTGGTCGATGTTCCCAACGTGGCGCTTGTCTGCGCCAGTCTGGTGCTTCTCAACGTCAACGCCGCAGCATTCGCACCTGCCACCTGAGCGTGTCCATAGCGCATCAAGGCACTCAGGCGATAAGCCGTAGCGTGACTTGAGGCGGTTGCGGTGTGTCTCCGCAATCTTCTTCTCCTTGTTGGCATGGTAGTACATACGGTAGTATGCCTTGCGGTATTCTTCCGTGCCCTTCACCATGCCTTCTGCCTCTAGCGTTTGCTGGATGCCGGTCGGGTTGTCATGGGTTCGTTGCCCCCTTAGCCTTGACGGCTGCTCGGGCTTTTCTTGCCTTGGTGTTTCTGCCAATTCTCTTTTCCTCGTCGGTCTTGTGGGTAGGATGTGAAGGGTTAGCAGAGTAGTCGGCGGATAGGTATGCCCCAATGTTACGGCCCATCGCTGCTACCATTGGGGCAGATACTCCGTAGCGCTTGTGGTTATTTTCCACCTTGCCTAGTAGGGCGTTAGCCCCTCGATGAAGAACACCCCGTACTTGACCTGTCGCATGGTCGTGGTCGAGAACTGCCTGATCGAGTGAGATTGGGTAGTGCGTTAACGCGCACACCCCTCCCTGATCTGCATACATTTTCTCTCGAAACGCCTTAACTTCAGATGCCTTGAGCCGCATTGATTTCCTCTGCTTCCTGCTTGATTGTCTTTACACGTACCGCTTGTTCATTCGCGCAGATAAGCACTTCTTCTGGGAATGAGTACAACTCAGACAACTCAATAAGCCACGAGTTTACATGGGCTAACTTGTCTCGGCGCATCCACAGTAGCGAGGCTTGCTCCACGAAGTGCCGGGCCCAGTCATCCTTCATCCCTTCGCGGTAGGCCAGGATGGTAGCGTCTAGGCCATTGCGAATATCAGAAGTTTCCTTGAGTAACTTGCGGGCGGTAGCCTCACCGACACGACCTTGCGGGCCAGCCGGGTGTGTTACTAGGCCGGGGATGTTATCTGCCTTGTCTCCGTGCAGCATCTGGAGTAAGAACCATTTGTGCCCAAACACCAGTCCAGCCTCGACCTGCTCGTAGCACCCCGATGGAATCGTGACCATTTCATTAGTCACCCAGTTAAGATGGATACCCGGAAGCATGCGCATATCCTTGTCTCTGGTAGCCATCACAGCACCAGTAACCCACTTAGATACCACCCCGAAACCATCGTCAGCCTCACGATCAAGCCAGTCCTTAACTGTGAACAGTGCGCCACAATAACTATTCATGTACTCACGAAGATACGCCCAGTTCTTAGGACGCTTTGCACCTACCCGCTGAGCTTGGTACTTCTGGGTGGTTGCTACTAAGTAGCGATCACCCTTGCTACTCCCAGCACTGGTTAGGTGTAGGACACAACGCTCAGCACCAGTACTATCAATCATGCTCTGCACCTTGTTAATCAAGATGCGTCGAGCTGTGCCCACTGGTGTATCGTCGCCGCCTGCACAGTTGTAGGCGAGGATGTCACCATCTATGTGCAGGCTGCGGCCCGGTACTGCGCATAGTACCGGGGACTCCATAGGACTAGACAGAGCTACCTCGTCCGCCATCTGAAGTACACTTAGCATTAGAGGACACCTGCCAACAAGTCGTCGTCGCTGCCTTCGGAAGTAACTACTGGCGCTTTGGCTGGGCGCTCTGCGTCTGGGATGTTAGGGGCCTCTCCCTTACTTGCCAAGTACTCAGCGATGGGAGAGCCAACAAAGTTCTCAGCCTTCTTCACTTGCGCTTGGTAGATGTTTGGATCGCGGCCAGCCACCCCCTTGTCATCAACCTTGGGCTCGCCGTCGATAAACAGTGTGTTCCACATTGGGCCGATGTGCTCTGGCTTTGCGTTCCAAACAAACAACCGGATTGGGCTGATGGCTGGATCAACTGGGATGATACGAATCTCACCAGTGTCCACATCCTCCACCTTGGGTGGACGCACACTGATACCGTCCGGCCCCTCAAGCTGGGCGATACATACTTCCTTACCATCAGTGCCATTGAACTTGTAATGGCTAACAGTGCCGAGGAACGCTTGACCCAGCAACTGAGAGAAGTGGGTGGCCTTGCCCTCGTAGTTCATACGCTTGAACAACTTGAATGCCTTGGCCTTTTCATTGCGGCTGTTGTTGAGGCGTAGGGTGATACGTGCCGGAATCTTCTCCCCGCTATCCGTAACCTTTGGCGCATGCTTAGGCCCAGACAATTCAAACACCAGCCAACATTGATCTTCCTGCTTAGCAACTCCCTTGACCAGCCGCTTGACCACACCAACCTCAATGTAGCTGATGAAGCGCAAGCGGGTAACGCCCTCTACTGGTGGCGTGTATGTACCGCCGCCGCTAACTTCTTTGTTCTGGTCTGGGGCATAGGATGCAACTTCGTTAACGAGGTTCAGAATATCTGTCATGTGTAATCCAATCAATTAATGTAAGAAGGGGTGAAGCCGCACATATAGTGCTGGCGACAAAACTCGCGGTGCTTCTTAGCAGCCGCCTTGAACTCTGCTGATTGCAGTTTGTTCTCATCGCCCATGTCTGCACCATGCACGGTGTCAGATGGAACGGGTAGTGGAATATCCCACTTGAAGAAGTAAGCAAAGAAATCGCTAGCCGCTTCCATGCATGCATGCACGATTGGCGCCACTTCATGTAGCAGGTCTGGCTGCACATCAGCGTAGGCCGCATCATGCACAGTGTTAACCAGCAGGGCCAAGCCTCCCCAGTTGCGGTTACGGTAGAATTCCCGCACTAGCAGCCACATTGCAGCCTTCATTACCTCCGCACCCATGCCCTGCACTGAGTAGTTCATGCGCTCTGTCGGTGAGAAGGTGCTAGTAATGCCTCGCTTGAGTTGCCATCCCATGCTGGGCTTGGACAGGTAGGTGTACAACTTACCATCAGGAGTAGCCACTCGACTTACTCGAAGTTGCACCCGCACAGCAGGGTTATCAGGGTGCGGTATGAACTGGGAAGTTGGCTTTGCATTTTCCATAATCCGGTCGCCCAGTTTATCGAAGTGCTTAGCAATCTCAGGGTAACGCGCATCCTCTGCTGCGCTCAACGCCTCGACTTCTTCTAGGGGCATTCCTGTAGCCTTGGCGATGGTTGGGTTGCCTGCACCATACGCTCGTTGGAAGGAGAATACCTTGGCGCCCGTTCGCTTATAGTCCCACTCCTCAACTGAGGCATGCTCAATGACCGTACCGTCAGCGCTGGTTTCTTTCCATCCCTTGCATAACTTGAGTACCTCAGCGTAGTCCATATGCTCCTTGCTCGCAAGGCGCACACAGTGCATGTCGAGGCCATCCCGCAAGTCGGCGATAAGTTGTTTGCACCCGGTCAAGATGGCCTGCACATACACTTCCAGACTAGAGAAGTCAGACTGCACAATACTGCCCCCACTAAAGCGAGACACAAACATCTGCTTAGCCGCAGACTTATTACCCTTCGGGATGTTTTGCAGGTTAGGTTTGCCGGCGCTGAACCGCCCAGTCACTGTGCTGGTGTGGTTGATACTGTGATGGACTAGGTTGTCATCCCCGACTAGCGTCAGCATACCCTTGCTGATACCCTTCTCGTCAGTCACCAAGAAGTATGTGCCCAAGTCCTTGGACATGGAGGACACAGTACCCAGCACCTTGAGGAAAGGGATGGTGGTGTTCAGCACCAGCTCGTCGATCACCTCACCAGCCACCGACCACAGCCCCGGCGTGCTGCTCTCCCACGCTTTCTCGGGCTGGGTGAATCCGGGGAAGGTGAAGGGGCGCTTGACTGCACGGCCCTTGGGCTTGGTGTAGTCCGGCATGTTGGCGCTTGTCACCTTCAGTTCGCCAGCATTCTTGCCACCCTTGTAGCGAAGGGCTGGCCCATGCTCGGCTTCAAGCGCAGCCAGTTCATCAGGTGTAAGCTCATGGTCGAAGACAAGTTCAATCATGGGCGAACTCCACTGCCACTTCAGCGCGGGTAGTTAGCAACCATGCCTCTACCTTGGTTCGAGCAACGCTCTCACACTTGTGCAGTACACCATCC